TGACGGAGTAGAGCTCCTAGAACATTCGATCAAACAGATAAGAAAGCACGTAGACTATGTGCAAGTAATCTATCAGTCTACCTCATGGTTTGGTCACCAGATCAAGAACGAAGACCTAATTACTTTGAACTCCTTAAAATTAAAGGGTCTAGTCGACGAACTTACTAAGTTTTCTGACTTCACGCCTTTAAAGGACACCCTAGCAAACTCAATAGCTAAATCTAAAGTCTATGAAAAGTCCAAGAGGGAGCTTGGTTTAAAGAGTGCTCTAAAAAAAGGGTGCACTCATTATTTGTGTATGGACGTTGATGAATTTTACATAGAAGAGGAGTTCGCAAGAGCTAAGGCTGAGATCGAGGAGAACGATTACGGTCTTACTGCAGTAAGATTCATAAATTACGTAAATATTCCTACTCTACACAGAGGCTATGACCCATCTAGAGTACCTTTCATCTGTAAGATAAGCAATTCTTCTATGATGACTAGCCGATTCTTTGTAAAGTGTGATCCTACTAGAGGAATAGCTTCACCTGTAAAAACCACTCATGACTTTGATCCTGAATCAATTACCATGCATCACATGGAGTCTGTTAGGAAGGACCTAAAGACAAAATATGAGGCAACTACTCGTGCAATATTCAAGAGGTCAAACATGAAAACCTTAATTGACAACATAAAGACCGTAAGTCACGTCAAACCGGAATTAGATTTCAACAAGATCATATTTCCAGCACTAGGCAAAATAAGGCTTAAGTCTTGTGATAACATATTTGAAATACCGTACGAAGAATGGAAAAAGTAAAGATAATCGCCGAGATCGGTCTTAACTACGCTTACGGTAAGGACCCTCTTCTTTTCATGAATAACATTAAAAGACTCATTGACGTTGCTGTGATTGCTGGATGTGATTACGTTAAGTTTCAAAAAAGAAACCCAGACACGTGTGTTCCTGAGAAAGAAAAGAACAAACCCAAGTCTGTTCCTTGGAGAAAAGAAGAAACAACTTATCTCCAATATAAAAAGGACATAGAGCTTTGGGAAAGGGAATACGATGAGGTCGACGATTATTGTAGAGAAAAGGGAATCTCATGGTTCGCATCAGTCTGGGACAAAGAGTCAGTCGATTTCATGAGAAGGTATCACAGTAGGCTTCCTAACGGGAAACATGGAGTGATGGTAAAGATTCCATCTGCCCTAATAACTGACCTTGACCTCCTTACTTATGCAAACGAGTGTTGCGACGAAGTTGTGATCTCAACCGGAATGAGTAATCAAGCCGAGATTGATTTAGCGATAATGACTGCTCATCCTGGAGTCGTGTTTCATACCAATTCCACCTATCCTGCACCAACTCACGAATTAAAGCTAGATTATTTGACTTACCTTAAACACATAGCTAGCGAGTTTGACCGACCTTTTGAGATAGGTTACTCTGGTCATGAGTTTGGCCTTACTACAACAATAGCGGCGTCAGTAATAGGCGCTACTTGGATAGAAAGACACATAACGCTAGACCGAACTCTTTGGGGTAGCGACCAGATGGCCTCAGTTGAACCTCAAGGTCTCATTAAATTGGTAAAGAGCATAAGGGATATCGAGTCCTCTCGTGGAGGCTATGAGGCTAGGAAGGTTTTACCTTCTGAGATGGAAAAAAGAAAAACGCTTAGAGGAAAATAACAAGAATCAAATGTCCAAGAAGATAACGATTAAGAAGGTTCTTCAATTCATAGAAGGAAACGCAAAGATGTTCGGCGATTACATCGATATTCTGCCTCATCATGAAAAAGAGCAGGTGATATATCGAAGCTGGGTCTGTCGTGATGATTGCATGAAAGTAGGTTACTGTAAACACTGTGGCTGTTCTGTTCCAGGCAAGCTATACGTTAATCATTCCTGTAATGATGGCGAACTCTTCCCTGACATGATGAATGAGTCAGCTTGGGAAGCATACAAAGAGGAAAAAAAAATAAACATGGATGAGATACTTCATTGACATTGACGACACCATACTTGAGCTAATCAATAAACAGGATTATGCCTCTGCCGTTGGGATACCTGAAGCGATAGCTAAGGTAAACTCTCTCTATGACGAGGGTCACACAATAATCCTATGGACTGCTCGAGGAACCGTTACAGGCAAGGATTGGTCGGAACTCACAAAGTCACAGCTTCTTCACTATGGGGTAAAGCATCACGAATTACGATTCGGTAAACCTGCATATGACGTCTTTATTGACGATAAGGCAATAAACGCTAGAGAATGGCTGAAGAGTTAAGAGTACTAGTATTAGGAAACGATCCACAAATAAATCAAATAGACTTTTCAAAGTTAGATCGTAACGTAATCACTCTTGGAGTCAATCGAATATGGTTGAAACACATTCCCAATTACTTCTTCTTTAATGACTCTGAAATACTTAGGGAGCTTGAGAAAGAGCCTGAAGTAGTAAAAGCGCTAGTCTCAAAGTCTCAGTGTTTTAGTAGTGATTGGATCAAGGCTTCAAAAAACAAAAAAGTGTCTCTTCCTAACTGGCTTAAGGTCTATCCTAGGATAAACAGACACTCTTTTCCAGACTCAGTCACTACATCACTGTCATTGTTTAGAACACATTACCTTAAAGGAAAGCCTGCAACCTTTTATATCGCAGGAGTTTCTTTGCTCTGGAAGGAGCCTAGTCATTTCTGGAAAGAATTAGAATACACATCTTTAAACAAGCACGGCAAGGAGTGGTATGACCGTAGGTTTGAAATGACTTTAAATAACTTTAAAGGTCTATCGATTCAAAGAAATAAGATAATCTCAGTAAATCCTGAGTCTCTTCTCAACAAACACTATAGATACGAAGGAATAGAGAATCTCTATTCAAACTAGCCTGGAATTACTGATAACGCGTTTGTTGCAACAGTCAGAGCACTGACTAGGGCAGTCACCGCCTGAGGTAGCTCAAACTTTAGCTTGTTTGCTAGGGTTATCACGGTCGTTAGAGAGGAAAGAACGATGTTAAGAGTCTTAAGAAGGCTCTTTTTAGTCTGTGTCGCTATTCCTAACGTGTATGCTGGATTTGCAGTCGAAGGCGGTGCTGAGATCGCCGGTGGAACTAGCGTGAGTGCAATTACAGTTTGAGCCTCGCTAGGAATTGAGTCAATCGCCTCTTTTGCAGTCTTATATTCCTGCTTCATCTTTATTATGTCCTCTTCTACCTGAGGCTTTAGGTTCTCTTTCGCCTTTTTTAAGGTTTCCTTCTTGATCTCTTCTGCTTCCTTGTCCGCTTGTTCTTGAGCCATTCCTCTCTCTATCTTTTCTTCTTTTGCAGCATCAATCATGGTCAGATACTTTCCTAAGTTATCGTCCTTCTTAATGATGTTCTCTATCACAGAGTCTGTGTTCAGCCCAGGAATGTCGGTTCCTAGTGAACCTAATTTTTTTATTGCGCTTGCTTGTTCTTCTAATGACATCTCTATTTACTTTTTGTTGTTTTACTTAACACGACGTCTTGGCTTAAAGGTACAGGCGGAGATCCTGCGCCGGCATGAGTGTGAGCGTTAAAGAGGTTCAAGAAAGTTTCTCCTTTTACTATGTACTCTGAAACCGCAGCGGAGCTTGTTGAACCCAACTCAACATTTGGACAGTCTATCACCACTTTGTTGTCAGTTTTTATTGTCACTAAGTTGTCTGGTGCTAGGTTTATGCTTGCGCCTTTCACAGATAACGTGAGTCCCTTACCTACGGTAAACCAGATCTTTAGTTCTTGGTCTCCATCAAAAAGGACTATGTGAGATCCTTCATATTCAGATTCTAGTTCGCTCTTTATGTCGTCAGCTAGCTCTTGAATTGAAAAGAACTCGGGCGAATATGGGTTACCGTTATCGAAGACTACAGCTACTACAGAGTTAAGCTTAGGTATTGAAACTGATCCTCCCTTTCCTGCTTGACCGAACGAAGTTCCTCTGTTTTTAGGAAACGCCCAAGGGATGTCCTCAACTGGAATCTCGTCGTAGAGACTCGCGACTCTTACCCTGGCCCTGCCTTCTTTTTTAGGGTCTTCAATGTCTACGACTATTCCCAAGAACTGCTTGTCGAGCAAGTCTTGAAAGTCCCTAGCCGATATGTCGTGATTTCTACTCATGTTTTATTATATCCTTAGTTTGTGCTTTAGTTTTATTCGTAAACGTCTCCCAAGTCAGTAGGAGGGGAAGATCTTTGTCGGTCTGGGTAAACGTCTCCCATCTCTTTTACTGGAGCATAGAGCGCGTTTGCAATAGGATCAGTCACCTTATTCACAAGTCCGCCTATGTTCTTTAATTTGTTTGACACTGCTTCTGCTCCTCTAGATATATCGTCGCCTATGAACGGTAAACCTGCCGCCCCGTTTAGGATGTTGCTTGCGTCGCGTATGGTGTTTCGATAGCCCCAAGGGTTCTTGATCTCGCTTCTAGTCGCGCTGTCATATAGCTTAGTCCCATCAAAGTATCCGCTCTCTTCCTCAAAATAACCCACCTTTATGTCAAACGAGTTTGAATTTGGTGTAGCACTTGTCTTGACATCAAGCTTACTTCCACCGGCAAATGTTCCGCTAAAGTCAAACTCGCATTGTCTACACCTAAACTTTAGATAACCGAACTGTTTGGTCGTGCTTGATGGATCGTCAATCACTCCTAATCCGCTTAGGCTTGATGATAGTCGAGTAGCAGTTCCATTTATTGCGGCCGTGTTTATCCCTAGTGCGTTTGCTGCATTGCCTGCAAGTCCTGGAATCTCGAACCTAATGTTTCTAGTTTCCGCAACCCAAACGTCCATTGAGAACCATCTTAGGTTTTCAGGCACCCTAGCCAACATAGCGGCCTTGTCGTATATCGCAGCTCTATATAAGTTAGCTAGTTGAGTTATTCTAAGGTCGACTGCCTCAAGTGTATCAATAGTTAGTACCTGATCGTATTTCTTTGCCGTAAACATGTTAGTCGAAGCCTCATGCATCTTGTCTAGTCCAGTAATGCCTTGGAAATACCATGGTGCCTGAGTAGAGACGAACTCAAGCAGAGCCCTAAACGTACCTAACGCGTCTTCCATGTCATTTCTACCTATCGATCCTAAATAGCTTCTAGCTGAGTTTGGATTGGCTGTGCTTCCTTTAGCGAACAGTGGGCTGTCCCAAAGCGAATACTCGGTAAGAGGATCTAGTCCTTCAAAGTGAAAGTCTATCCCGAAGCTAAGATAAGTAGGTTCATCGTATGGGTCAGTAACATAACCTCTTCTGAAGGTGCTTACGTTTCTAGTGACATTGAAAAAGTTATACATTAGGCGTTTCTATTTTTTTAGAAGGAACCCATTCTCTTCTAGCTAAAAAGAGTTCGGTTTGAAATTTCTTAGTAGATCCATCAAAGTGATACTTTGCAGCCTTAACCCAATATTTCCCACTTAACTGTTTATCCGGCGTCTCGTTTTCTGGACTCTCGTTTTGGTCTAATACTTCCTCGTAGTTTTCTTTGCTAAATTCCTTTCTTACTTGTTGGGCAACCCTTTGTGATATCACCAATGGAATCACCGAACCTCGTATGATTTGAAAGTTTATTCCATCAAGAGTAATCTTCATCTGGATCTTTTCTAATTCCTTTAGGTTTACATCATTAGTCACCCTTGCGTGATTCCATTTAGAGTGAGTGTTTCCATACTCGATATTCATCCATTTCTTTAGCCCAATATCGCTTAGTCCTTCGGGTTCAGGCAAAAGTATCTGATCTTCCGGTAGGCCTACCGTGTTTGTCGGAGCCACGAAATAGTCTATGAATTTCTCAGAAGGTTCAGAAGTCAGTGACTGGTCATAGTAATATACCTTCTTCTTATAACCGTTTGACTTTAATATCTGTCCTTGGTCTGAGATAAGAGTCATCTCCATTATGTAATTCGGCTTGCCTTTGCTTGAGCTAAGCGTGCTTAAGAAGTTAAGGACGGTTCCGCTTTCATCATCGAATTTTGCTTGTGAGTTTAGGTCTACTGCTGCTGCATTAGTATAATTCACAAAGGTCTGGTCTGACTCTCCAGGAATCATCTGC